AGTTCCTTCGCTTGATTCATTGATAGCCGATTTAGGCATCGGGCCTGATGCGCTTACATCTGCATTAGATACTGCTAAAGCTGACGTTTGCGCTAAAATTCCTAACGTTGAAGTAAAACCTGATGGCACAGTTAAAGAAGAACCATCAGAACCTAAAGTTCCTGAAGAACCTCCAGTTGCTCCAGTTGCTACTCCAGTAATAGAAAAAGATTCATACGAAGTAAACCAAAAGTTAATGAATACAGCATTTTCTGATTCTGTGAGACACATTAATCTTCGCGCTAGCACTATCTTCACAGGGTTTGGAGCCAAAAAGAAAAATACTCGCTACTATACTTTGACTAGAGGAGAATTATATTTAGAGCTAGCTGATGTTGCAGGAGCAGATCATGACACTGAGATTAGAAAGCTTGGAACTATGACGGCCGCAGAATATAGAATGTTCCAGAAAAAACTATTAAATAAATATCCATCGTCATGGGACTTTAAAAAAGAAGGACAAATATTTAAAGATACATACGACAAAGTAAAAGCTGCCAACTCTCCAAAGTTCGATGCAGCTGGAAGTTTTAAAGAAGCTGCAGCCGAAGCTTTAGCCAGAAGAAAAGTTAAACTTGCTGCTCAAGAGGTATAAATAGTTATATGTCTACATTTAAGCAATCAGATAAAAGAGTATCCACTGGTGCAAACTCTTCTAGAGTTTCTAGGTCTAAGCAATGGTCTGATTTAGACTTATCTTTAACCTTGCATCCAATTAGAAAAGACATCATGCCATTACGAGATGATGCTGCTCTTCGTAATTCAATTAAAAATTTGTTACTAACAAACTTCTATGAACGACCATTTAACATGGGTATTGGCGCTAATATGAGAGCACTACTATTCGAGCCCGCAGATTCTATTACTAGAATTGCTATAAGAGATAATATCGCTAGAACAATATCAGATCACGAGCCCAGAGTTGAATTAATCTATATCGCAGTTGATGATCAATCTGATTCAAACGCATATAATATAATAGTAAAATTTAGAATAAAAGAATACGATTCAGAAGATAAAGTGGAAATCGTATTGAGACGAATAAGGTAACCCTATGGCAACAAATTTAAATGTAACGGAACTCGATTTCGATCAAATCAAAAAGAATCTTAAGAATTATTTAAAGACTCAGTCTGATTTTAACGATCACAATTTTGAAGGATCTGGATTATCAACGCTACTTGACGTCTTGGCTTATAATACACATTATAATGCTATGACTGCACACTTTGCGTTGAATGAAGCTTTCTTAGATTCTGCACAAATACGCGGTAACGTAGTTACAAGGGCTAAGCTCTTAGGATACACACCAAGATCTGTGCTATCTCCCAGAGCTGTTGTTAATATTGTTGTTGATATTACAGGCGCTGTTGGAACTATCCCTGGATCTTTATCTTTACCACGTGGTACCAAATTAACTACTAACGTTGATGGATCAGAATACAGGTATGTAGTGTTGGAAGAGCAATCGGCATTGATTGACGATGGTGGAACAACCTTTACTTTTAACAACGTTAATATCGTTGAAGGAACTAGAAAGACTCTTCTATATAGAGTTGATAATGATATTGAAAACCAAAAATTCCAAATTTCAGATCCTGATGCTGATACTTCTACACTTAGAGTTTTAATTCAAGCAAACGATCAATCAACATCTTATGACAATTATACTAAATTTGAATCATTAATAAATGTTACTTCAGACTCTAAAGTATATTACCTACAAGAAAATGCTGCAGAATATTTTGAAATATACTTTGGCGATGGCGTTACTGGCAAAAAACCAACTAATAATAATATCGTAACTTTAGATTATGTATTTACTAAAGGTAATGAGTCTAATGGAGCTAATACATTTACTATAGTTGATAATATTGGAGGCTTTGCAAATAAAACTGTAACTACTGTCACTGCTTCTTCTGGTGGTACTGGTAAAGAGACCACCGAGTCTATTCGATTCAATGCTCCACTTACTTTTACTTCTCAAAATAGAGCCGTAACGTCAGATGATTATAGAGCTATTATTCAAAAATCATTTACGAATATTAATTCTATATCCGCGTGGGGCGGTGAAGATAATGATCCACCAGATTATGGTACAGTTTACATTGCTATTAAACCTTTGGTCGGAGATTCTCTAACAGCAGGAGAAAAGGCTCAAATCATTGGTACTATATTAAAAGGTAAAAACGTAGTTTCTATAACACCAGAAATCGTTGATCCAAATTATACCTACATAGAACTTGATGTGTTCTTTAAATATAATCCAAACTTAACTGATAGAAGTTCAGTTGAATTACAAGCTGTTGTTAGAGATACTATTTCTGATTATAACTTTAACGAATTAAATAAATTTGATGGAGTGTTTAGGCACTCACAGATACTAAAAGCTATTGATAACGCAGATCCTTCTATTCAAAACAGTTCGGTTAGACCATATATGTTTATGAATATTACTCCGTCTTCTACTGCAGCTAATAACTTTTCACTGAGTTTTACTTCTCCATTTTATAGTACTGGATCTACAATTAATACGATAAGTTCTACGCCATGGTTATTTAATACTGAAACTGTTTACTTTGGTGATATACCGATAATTAATAGCACTGACAGACAAATCATTGCATATAAAATTGTTGCAGGTGAAAATGTAACAGTAATTGCCGATTGCGGTTTAGTTGAAGCAACTGTTGGTAAAGTTACGTTAAAGAACTTTATTCCTGATTCTAATTCTCCTACGATTATTAGAATTACTGTTACTCCAAACTCATTGGATTTAGGCCCTAAGCGAGATCAGCTTGTTGCTATTGATCCATTAAGAGTTACCATTACACCACAAATTGACACTATCGCATTAAGCGGTTCTTCTGGTACTATTGACTATACCACGAATTCAAGGTTAAGATAAATGCCTAAACATACTGATAGAACTCTATTTTCTTCTGATAATTCATCGCCTGGATATATCCAATCTGTTGCGTCTTCAAAAAGAAAAACTAAAGAGCATTTAAGAAATGAAGAATTAATACCATCAGAAATATTAGATAATTCTGGCGGCCTTAAGTTATTATTAGAAGCATACTATCGTTTTATGAATTTAGAAGAATTCATTTATTCTGAGCCTGGAGTATATAGCGATGTTGTTTTAGATAACAAAGCAGTATTTAGAGTATCTGATCCAAAAAATGAAAATGATCATTTCTTTACAGACGAAACAGGATCAAGTTCAACTCTTAAGATTACTAATTCTGATGGAGTGTCAGTATCGCTGGCTTTAAACTCTGGTAATGTTAACATAACAAATGGCAATGATCTACCAGGGTCGTTAGCTTTAAGTACTTCTGAAATTGGTAAAACTTTAACAGTAACTCCATTAGGTACAACATCTGTAGTTAGTGGAAATTTTACTAATGTTTCAACAATATCTTTAGCTGCAGCTAATACAAATATTCAACCAGGGCAAACAGTAAAAGCTTTAGGTGTATCTTCTGAAGTTGTAAGCATTAGTGGAACTACTCTTGTATTAAAATCTGCAATATCTGTTACTAATGGTACAACCCTAACATTTACGTTTAATACTCAAATTGCTGAGTTGACTACACCAATAAAATATTGGGCTGGGCCTGGAGCTTCTTATGTACTAAACACCATTGAAGAATCAATGGATATCGATGAGACATCAGCAGCATACTTAGAATTAATTCAAAAAGAAATTGCTGCAGTTATACCTAGGTCTATTCAAGTTAACAAAAGAAATCTATATAAAAATATCATAGAGTATTATAGAATTCGAGGGTCTTCAGATTCTATTGAAGTATTCTTTAGATTACTATTTGATGATTCTGTTGAAGTAGCATATCCCTGGGATGAAACACTTATCCCTTCTTCAGGTAATTGGGAAGCTGACGCAAGTCTGCCAAAAGGTGGTAGATATTTAGATAAAAAAGGATTCTTATCAGACACAATTAAAGTTCAAGATT